AGATCTTCTTGTTCTGAAATATATTTAAGAGTGCTTAATCCAGCGTTACCAAAATTAGTTAATGCAAACGGACCTGTTTGAGCCATTAAATTAAGACCTAACATTGTCCATTTATCTGAGCCTCTAGATTTTTCACTTTTTGCAATACTTGCTTCTAAAGCTTCTCTTTGTTTTTGAGCGGCTTCACTTTCAGGCCTTGAAGATAATAACTCTTGTCTAATTAATGTTTCAGCATCTGCTTTCATTGGATCCATTCCCATGCCGGTTGTTGGGCCTGGAGTTGGTAGATTGACACCATCATAGGATGTATCACCACCACCTACGAATGCTAGTAAACCACCACCTGCCATTTGAGTCATTTCACCAGTGCCAATGTTATCTAAACCAGCTCTAGTTTGTGGCATCATAGCTGTTTGCATAGGGGTAGGAGGCGTTTGTGGAAGTTGTTGCATATTCTGTGCAAATAAACTTTTAGCTTCTGGATTAGCTCTAATATAATTATCTATACCTAACTCTCCATTAGCTACCATTTTAGCTAAAGGTGTTGAGTATGGGCTTTGTTGTACTTTATCTAATTGTTCTTTATTAAAGTGTGACATAGGAATGCCGCCAGCTGCTTTAATGACTCCACCATCTTTTTTGCCACCACCGCCAAATAAACCATAAGCTGCAGAACCAAGACCAGCAATTTGTGATATTGGATTTGGAGCTGCTTGATACATCTGTGTAGAAGATTGTTGCATTGGAAGACCACGCAACATAGAGTTGAGCAGACCCAATTGCATGAACGGATACTGTTGAGCAGTTGCGTAATCCTGAACTGCTTGATTGATAACATTTTGTTGTTGGCCTTGCTGTTGTTGACCAAATTGATTTTGTAAGTTAGCAATACCTTGTTGTGCGCCAAGTTGTGCGCCACCAATACCAGCTAATTGATTTGCACCACCTAAGAATGCTTGGTTAGTTGCAAGCTGACCTTGTAAACCTTGAAGGCCTAAGTTGGCACCAAATTGTTGTGCTTGTTGTGCTGCATCAAAAGCTTTGTTATAACCCTGACCAATCAATTGGTTTTGAGCTAACATTTGATTTTGTCTGTTTAAACCACCCATAAGCGCTTCACGACTACCACCAAATGCACCTTGTTGTGCTGCTTGACTTTGTTGTTTTTGACCAGCTATATCGTATTGTTGGTTAGCTAATTGAAGTTCTGGAGCTAAGGCTGCATTAACATATGGATTCATATATGCTGACATAGCATATGGGCTTGTAGCCATACGTGCATAGTTTGAACCTACATTACCCATGCCAGATTCAACACCAGCTAGGCCAGCCATACCACCTAAAGTTCCTAGAGTCGCTGTTCCGTATTGACCAGGCACTCTCATGCCAGCAGCTGTAGTGAATGCTTGCTCTTGCATTGGAGAGAAGCCAGCTATATAGTCTGTAGGATTGCTACTGTAAGGTGTATAAGGATTAAATCCTGCCATGTCAGGCGTATAGATTTGAGACTGTGCTGCATTAAGCATGTTCTCTACATAAGGACGTGCATATTCTGGAACATTGGTAGAATAAGATGTGCTTGTAGTTGGCGCAGCAGATCCACCCCCACCACCTTTACCCTTGTGATATCCAGGATGTTGTAATACACCTATTCTAAATTTATTGTTAAACATATTTAATTGTCCACTGGTAATTCATAAAATACAAAACGTGCCTTATAACCTTCAGCTTCCCAGAATTTCTTCCAGCCAGGCCTGCCATAAGACTCCATAACTTCACAACCATGTTCTTTACAAAACTTTAATAATATTGGGAATCCAACGACTCTCCAACTGTGAAAATCTTTTCCACCTACAAAATGCAACATTAGAACTCTTTTTTGAGGATAGTCATAGATTTCAGTAATCCAAAATCCAACCATACCTCTTTCATCAAACGCAACCCATAATTGTTGTGCTGGGTTGGTTAAAACTCCATGCCTCATATCCTCAGCAGTGTATCTGCCGTAAGTGTATTTAGCGCATTTTTCTGCATAAGCCTGTATTTGAGGCCATGCATGATCTATATATTCTCTAGGAACTAAAGAGATTTCCATTACGCAGGTAAGTAATTGTACGTCTTAGTATCTGCTGCTATGTCTTTTGATTTTCTACGTTTAGCTTTGATGCGATCCATCATTGCATAAAGTCTTTTAGCTCCAGCATCTGTTGAACCATTTCCTAATTCTGAAACAATTCTAGCTGGGATAACAAACTCGCCTTCAGCCAATCTTGCTGGCTGCTTATGACCGATAGAGGCTGGTATAGAGTCAGAAACGCCATCGCCAGGTCCCTTAAGTAATCTACCACCATCTGAGTATCCTCCTAAATGTCCAAGACTTAATCCGCCTAAAGCGTAACCTTGCAGGCCACCTTCTTTTGCTGATGGTGTTTGACCATCACTTTGAATAGAAGCGATTGCTGTTTTAGCTGGATCTGGCATCATTACAGATGCTCTAGATGCCATTTTACCTAAAGCTTTAGCTTGTTTTAATATTGATTGTGCCATCTTATCTGAAGACATATTTTCAGTATCTTTTTCATACGGAGATAGACCAAGCGCATTGTATGCTGGACTGTATGCAGCTCCAGGATCTGTAGGTGTAATAGGCGCTGGTTTTTGTTCTTGGTCTAATAAACCTAATCCATATTGAACTAAACCTCTATTTGCATAATGAGTTGTTTGTAATCCACCGCCTGCTGAAGTTAACATTTTAGGAATATAAGGATTTTTTGTGTAATCTGTATACTGAGCTTGGTAATATGGGCTTGGTCGTATTCCAAAAGTGCCTTTAAAGTCTGGTGAAAGCTTTTTAAAGCCAAATGGATTTTGATCTTCAGCAGCTTTAGGGGCTGTATTATAGTTTGGTTCCATAGCAGATAATATTGCTGGTGATACAGCCATTGCTGTATTCAAACCTACTCCAGGTCTAGATAAGAAATCTATTGGATTTTCTTTTGCATATGTAGCGCCAGATTTAAAATTTTCCCATGCAGAAGGTGCAGATGAAAATGATGGAGCAGCTGTTCCTTGTGGAAATCCTGTTACGCCAGTAGAAATATTAGGAACAAATGATTTTGCTTGATCTGCAATACCTGAAACACTTGATGGTGTAAATGATTGACCAAGAAATTCTTTAGTTGGATCAACTGTAAATCCTCTGCCTAATGTTTCTGAGAATGGTTCCATAGTAGTTTTAAGTGCTGAATCAGCAGTAGCTTCAAAAGCTTTAGTGCCAACATCTGCACCTGTTTGTGCTAATGTAGAGGCTTCAGCAATATCTGCACCTAATTTACCACCTGACCAAGCTCCCAATCCAGCCATAATACCTTGGCCTAAGTCTCCAGTAAGAGCTGCAGTTGCTAATCCAATACCACCAATAAGTAGCGGTGTAGGAATGCCCATTGCGGCACCAGCAACACCTAATACAGTTGGAAGAATTGAACTTAAGAAACCAGCTTCTGGAAGACCCGTTTTAGGGTTGATTGTTAGATCACCACCATGAATTTGTGCTAAACCACGAAGTGCTTTCACTTCGCCTTTAGACATGTGAACTAATTCAGTATCTCCATGGCGACCATGGGATTCTAGATGTTTGGCGGCTAAGACTAAGCTCATAATGGACTCGCTTTAAATAGAGTTATTTTCATGTATTTTACCATATTTACACACCTTCTCCACCACTAATTGTAATGGTTGTACCCGTTGTAGAAGCTTTGGCTTGTATGGTATCTCCAGCATTCATGATCTGTGACCCAGTTCTTTGCCAATAAGAATTAGCTGCTATAGAATATCCATAAACTAAAGCATTTGTAGTGTCGGCTGTACCACCAGATGGCACTAAATGAACATTAACTGTAATAGCGGCTCCTGTGGTATTGCATATATTAATATCTTTAATAAATGTTCTTGTATTTACAGGGCATGTATATACTGTGTTAATAGTAGCAGTTAGAACTATTTGTCCTAATTTTGCTTGGGTAATAGCTTGATAATTAGACATGTATTATCCCATCCAAATCATAACAGATTGACTATTATCTACACCGATGGTTTGACTTGAAAAGTTATCCAATTGGTTAAAGTAAAGTCTTAATGCATTCATCAATTGATCTTGATATTGTTGACTATACTCAGTTGCACTAATTGGGAGATTAGGTGCTTTAGTAGGTAATAATATATTGGTGGTGGTATCTGCCATTATCTTCTTCCATCTGGTTTAACATCTATACGAGGAATGCCAAGTTGCCAAGCTGTGCCTAATCCAGTAGATTGTATTTTAAAGCTTAATTGTCTTCCACGCACTCTAGTATATACTTGTCCACTAAATGTTTGTACTGTATATTGATGCGTTGATGTATAGTTTTGTCCGCTTGTAACAGTATCAATATCACCTTGAATTGGTGTTGCGCCAGAGTTTTGTTTACTATAAAGCGTCATAGTAACGCTTGGATTATTAATGGTTGAGCCATTGAAATTGACGTCAGGCAACACACGCCATACAAAGCCAAGATGATCACCAGCCTCAATGCCAAAGTCAGAAGATTGTACGTATGCGTCAATAGGTTGTGGGCTTGCTGTTGCAACATCATCTGTTCCTACCTCATGATATAAAAGTCTTGAATTATAATCTGCTGCAACTGGATATGGGTTAATACCATATTGCAACCATGCTGTTCTTCCCATTGTTCCATATGACCATACTTTATCTAAATAGTTATATATGACATATTTGTCTATAACCGTTGAGTCTGATGAACAATAAAACCACCAAACCTCGTTAAATGCTTCATTGGATCCACAGAATATTTGGAATGCTTGATCTTCATTTAAGTCATTAAATACATATTGTCTTAATGAACATGGTAAGGTTTGGACCACACCAGTGTACATGTAGAACTTATCTTTACCCATCCAATAAGTTACATTATTAACTGTAACAGCAGAGTTAGGCGAAATAATAGATATATTATCCATTAATACTTGGAAACTCCATACATATGGATAGCCTACATATTGCATTGAATATAGACATGAATTAGTCCATATTAAAATTTCTTGGCGTGTAGCTGTACCACACATAATATATGAGCCATTAGTAAGCGCATATTCACCAGACTGATTAGTGACTTGTGGCACCCATTGATATGGATTTGCTTGATCTGACCAACGTACTAACATTGGATTGAATGCAGTACTTGGATTAGTTGGATTATATGAGTTAGCACCTAATGCAATAATAAACTGTTGGATAGATGATGTAATAACTTGATTAGTTGAGTTAGGTACAAATGAACCTGCGTATGAAAATGAATAAGCGTTAGCATCATTAGCTCCAGTAGTTGCTGCTGAAAGCGGAACTGATGTTGATCCTGGCACATAGGCGCTAGTAACGTAAGTTCCAGATGCAATATTTGTTCCAGTGATATAAGAATATGGCAGAATATTATTTGGATTAATAACTGTAATAGTAGATGCACTACCTGCAAATGTAGCTGTGCTTGATGCTAACTGTGCTGCATTAGCTAATGTAGCTACACTAGATGCCCTTACTGAAACACCTAAACTATCTTGCCAATAATAAATAGGACCACCACGAGGAGCAATCACAAGGTCTGCACCATAGTTATCGTTTGACCAGAGTCTAATAGAGCCAGAAATACCTGTAGATGCTGCTGTACCCCATCCACGTGAACCATATTGTGGGTAGGCTACAATACCAGAACCACCACCAGAGCTAGCTGATGTAGCTGTAATATAAGCAGTGCCTGTACCAGATCCACGACCCGTAGCTGTAAATACTGTACCAGGTGTATTATTAGCGGCACCAATCGCTGTAAAGCTTGTAGTACCTGCTGTAGCAATAGTATAGGTTTGTCCTATAGTAAATGAGCCTGCTGGTTCTTCTGGAAGCTTAATGTCATATGTATTAGTAGCTACATTACTAATAACAAATGTACCTTGTAATGCTGCTTTTGGGATGCCATTAAATGCTGGCGTTGAATATATAGGCGTATTGGTAGATGGTCCTAAAAAGGCTACATAACTACCGTTACTTAATCCATGAGCTGTTTGTGTTACTGTGACTGTAGATCCACTAGATGAGGTTAGAAATGGATTTGCGCCTAATGCTACTGGAATTGTAAGTGAGTATGGTCCAGCACCCCAGCCCAACCCTGGAATAGCTGATGAAGCTCCTATTGGATATTCATATTTAATAACTACTGTACCACCACCCGTTGCATTAGAGGATGCATTAGATGATGCAGTAATTTGATATGTTGTAGTGCTTGTTACAGCAGTGACTGTATATTCACCAGAAATAGTTAATCCACCTACAGATGCTGTAGTTGTAATGATTACATAATCACCTACAGATGGATTGTAATTATTGTCTGTAATAGTAACAAGTGGAGATCCATTAGATGTAGCTAATGGACTTGCTGGTAAGTTGTATGGTGCTGCTAAAGCAGTTCCATCTGTTCTATAGATTGGCGTAATGTCATAATAAGAACCACCAAAAAATATATAGTATTTAATGTTTGTACCAAGGGATAAGTAGCTTGACAGTCCATCTACATCAATCCATGTCCATAAAGATTTAGCATATCCTAAATATTGGTCTGAATCTACCTGAACCCATCCACCAATCTTTTCAGCTTGTCCAGATCTAAAACGAATTTTATCACCATCATAGAAACCACCTTCGTTAGAATAGTTGGTTCCTTCACGGTTTAATCCTGGTCTATATGTTAGTTTTTGTAATGGCATAGTTTATTGTTTAAATAAGTTATATTCAGCTATTCTTCTTTTCTGAAGGCCTTTAACTACCTTGCCACCAGCGTAACAGTACTTTAGTATTTTTTCACCAGCAGTCTTTTTATCTCCTCTAAGCAACGCTTGACGGAGAGTTGATCGCTGTAATGTTCCCAAACCAAGATTAAAAGTAAAGCTACACAAAGCATCATATTCGCATTGCTTAAGAATAACTTTAGGTAATAATCTATGTATTCCAATTTCAAACCTTTTTAGGTCTTGCTTTAGTATTGAATTTATTTCTTCTTCTGTAAAAGTTTTATTCCAAGATTCAGGCAATGATTTGCCATCCCCAATAAGATGACCCACACCAACAGTCCAAAGCCCAATACAATCACGATAGGGGCGATTACGAACGCCTTCAAACTGTTTAATAATGGATATACCGACATCTGATATATTCATTATTTTTTACTAAATGCTTGACTACCAAACCAGAAACCAATAATAGAAGTTAATATAGCTTCCTCAGTTTCTGAGAATACTGCATTTAATGCAGTTGGAAAATCAACACCAGTATGACCAAATACAGCCCACATAAAACCACCAACATCTACAAACACAAGTAAAAATACAATGATATAAGTAATGATAGGTCTTACAGAGGCTCTTAAATTAATAATCCATTGAGAAGCACCTTCAGATTCTTTAGACGCTTGTGCATATAAAGCTACTCTTTCTTGTGCAAATGCTTCTACTTGGGATTGTTCTAAGTGAATTTCTTCTACTTTTTGTTGAGCTTGGTAGCCTTTTTCAGCCATTGCCAAAGTTTGTTCATTTTGCATTTGAGCCATATCACGTTCATGCTTTTGATCTCCACGTTGTTGAAAGAAAGATAATAGGCTTGGAAGTCCAGATGTGGCAAAGCCTAATATACCACTAATTATGCTAAACATTATTTAAATCCTTTTGATTTTTCATGTTCTTCTAATAACCTAATACGTATAGATAGTTCTGCTATTTGACCTTTAAGTTCTTCTCTAAGTCTTGCTCTAGCTTCAGCTGATATTGGGCTGTCAGTCGGTATACCTTGTTCTGTAATAAGATTAGGCATTTTAGATTTAATAGTAATTAAGTCAGCCTGAATAGTAGTCATAGACGTAAGTAACCAAGCAATAGCCAAGACTATCACTGGGAATAACATGCTTGTTATTTTTTCCATGTTCATTATTTTATTCCTTCAGTCACAGTTGTTTCACCCCATGCATAAGGCATGTAAGTGACGCACCCTACTAATAGTAGAGTTAATAAGCACGTGAGAATAAATCTCATTACGCTGGAAGCGTTACTTCAGTCCAAGACTTAGTAGCTTCATCCCATGTATACATTTTACCGTCTGTAGGCATAGCTACTGGAGCTGTCCATGTCCAATCTGGTGCTGAAATAGTCCAGCTTGCGAATGGTTGTGCTGGATAAAATACATCATTAGTACGGTCATATGTGTAACCGATACCAGCGTAGTTACCACGTAATGGTGTGCCACCTAAAAGATGTTTACCACCTTGTGTGTTGTATGAAGTTTGAATCCATTCACCTGGTGTAGAATCTACATAGGTATCAAAGAATTCTTTTTCGGCTACGATAACTTGCGTTACCTTACCATCTGTTACTTTTGCGAAATGCGACATGTGTATCTCCTAATTAAAAAATTGTTAAGCTGTATATGTTCCAGACCCAGCTGTAGTCCACTTAATTATAGTATTACTTCCTGATGTTGTCACTGTTGGTGAGCCTGTTACAGTTCCTGGATATGAAGTTGTAGGCACAGATAAAATAACTACCCCAGAGCCTCCATTACCACCATTAGAAGGTCCAGCAGCACCACCGCCACCTCCGTTACCAGTATTATTAGCTCCTAACGCAGCTCCATTACCAGTTCCACCAACAGCATATGTAGATGGAGTACCTGTAATAGAGTTTGCTGTTCCAGCTCCTCCAGCAGCACCTCCACCGTTACCACCTACTGCAGCCGAACCGCCACCGCCTGCTCCACCATAAGGAGGATTACCTCCAGGTCCTGTGCCTCCATTATATCCTTGTCCAGGAGTGCCTGCGCCACCAGCATCACGACCACCTCCACCACCAGATCCGCCAGACGATCCACCACCAGCACCGCCAGGTCCTGAATATCCACCACCTCCACCACCTACTGTTGCAGTAACACCTGGGAAGGTTGAAGCTGATCCGTTTGTACCTACACCTGCAGGGGTAACGCCACCTGGTCCACCAGCGCCAACAACAGCTGTATAAACTGTAGTTGGAGTTAAACTTAAGGTGCCTGTCAGATAACCACCAGCACCACCACCAGCTCCTGATCTAGATCCTGGGAAACCATTAGCACCGCCACCAGCACCACCAGCAATAACCAAGTAAGTAGCAGTATAGGGAGCAGATGGGTCTACACCAACTGAAAACCATTTACCATATGTTGAATTGTATACCTCTAATTGAAGCGTAGTAGTATTGTATCCTGTTTGACCAGTAGAAGGGCTTGTTGGACGAGTAGCTGTCGTCCAAGTAGGAAAATTTTCACCTTTTGTTCCATCAATAACTATAGCCATTTTATTCCCTTAAGCCGTATAAGTACCACTACCAGTGGTCCATTTTAATATTGTATTTGATCCGCTTACTACTGGTACGCCTGGGCTTGCTAAAGTTCCAGTATAAGTACCAGAATAGCTTGAAGTTGGCACAGATAAAATGACAACGCCTGATCCACCAGCGGCTCCTACTGCTGTTGCTGAAGCTGGAGTATTTGATGCACCACCACCACCGCCTCCTCCTGTATTTGCAGTTCCTGCAGTTGCTGGATTACCGCCAGCACCGCCACCGCCAGATCCTCCTGCTGCAGCTGCACTAAAATAACTACCACTACCGCCACCACCTGCGTATGTAGCTGGAGTTCCAGTAATTGAATTAGCAGTTCCTGCACCACCTGCACCTGCTACTGTTGTTACAGCACTGCTACCAACAGCCCCTGCTCCACCACCACCACCGCCACCATAATTAACTGTTGAAGCTGTTGAAGCGCCACCATTATTACCTTGTCCAGGAGTGCCTGCGCCACCAGCTGCGCCTGTTGAAGAGTTATTGCTTGCACCACCACCAGATCCGCCAGATCCTCCTGCTGTATTATAAGCTCCAGCGCCATAACCTCCGCCAACAGCAGAAGTTAATCCTGTAAAGGTTGAAGTTGATCCAGCAGTTCCATTTCCTGCTCCACTGGTATTAGCACCACCTGCGCCACCACCGCCTACAACTGCTGTGTATACTGTTCCAGGAGTTAAGCTAGCTGTGCCAGTTAAGTATCCACCAGCGCCACCACCTCCGCCAAGATATCCACCACCACCTCCACCGCCTGCAATAATCAAGTAAGAAACAGGAACTAAATTACCAGATGTACCTGCATTTTGCCAACCACCTATTGTATTATAAACCTCTAGCTGAGCTGTAGTATTATTGTAGCCTACTTGACCTGTAATAGGAGAAGCTGGACGAGTAGCTGTTGTCCAGGTTGGAAATGTCTGTCCTTTAAATGGGTCTAATATTGATGCCATAATTTACCTTATGCTGTGTAGGTTCCTGAACCTGTGGTCCAAGCTAATATTGTATTGCCACCACTTACTATCGGTGATCCTGGACTTGCTAAAGTTCCTGTATAGGTTCCAGTATATTTTGAAGTTGGTATTGAAAGAATTACTATTCCACTGCCACCAGCACCACCTGTGCCTGCACCACCTCCACCAGAACCACCTCCACCACCACCTGTATTAACTGTTCCTGCTGTACCATTTCCACTTGGAACTCCTGTTCCAGCACCACCACCGCCTGAACCACCAGCAGCGCCATTTGCTCCAGGAGGGCTATATCCACCGCCACCTCCACCGCCTGCGTATGTAGCTGGAGTTCCAGTAATACTTGAAGCTGTTCCTGCTCCACCAGTGCCTAAAGATCCTGTACCACCACCTTGACCAGCAGCAGAAGAGCCTCCTCCACCACCGCCATTAATATTTGTTCCTATAGCTGGCCCACCAGTGTTACCTTGGCCAGGAGTACCAGAAGCTCCAACAGCTGAATTAGTAGATCCTTGCGCTCCACCACCTGAACCACCTGAAACAGCCGCAGGCGCACTAGAACCACCGCCAGCACCACCACCTACAGCTGTTGTTAAGCCAGTAAATGTAGAATTTGTTCCATTTGTGGCAACTACTGAATTATTACCACCAATACCCCCTGCACCTACTGTAGCTGTATAAACTGTACCAGAAATAAGTGTTGCTGTGCCAGTTAAATAGCCACCAGCTCCACCTCCTCCGCCCCAGTTACCACCTCCACCTGCTCCACCAGCAACTATAAGGTATGAAGCGGAATAATTATTTCCTGATGTTCCAACAGTACTCCATGTTGAGTAAGTAGCGTTATACACTTCTAATTGACCTGTAGTAGTGTTATAACCCACCTGTCCTGTTACAGGAGAAGAAGGTCGGGTAGCAGTTGTCCAAGTAGCAAACTGATTACCATTGGTTCCATCAACTAAAAATGGCATTATGCAGTTTTCCTATCTTGTTTAGTATCTAAGTATTCTAACATTTCTTTAATCGTTTGATGACGAATATACTCGTCTCTGATTTCTTGTGATGTAGGTGCTGGGAGTTCATTAGATTCATCCCATTCTACAATGTTAAATGTGCCACCAGATGCACTTAAACAATACAGTGCGTTAGGGCGTAAAGATTTCATGACAATATCTATGCCAAATTGAAATCCTTGTTCGTTAGTAAATTCTTGTATAAGTTGTTCTATAGTCATCATGCTGTATAAGTTCCTGATCCTGCTGTTGTCCATTTAATTATAGTATTAGATCCGCTTGTTGTTATAGTTGGAGATCCTGTAGTTGTTCCTGAATAGTTAGTAGTTGGAACACTTAATATAACTACGCCTGAACCGCCAGTTCCACCAGCATAACGTGTAGCGCCACCACCTCCACCGCCAGCGCCTCCTCCTGTATTAGCTACTCCATTGGTACCTGTAGTTGTACCACCATTACCGCCAGAAACGCCTGGAGTGCCTGGCCCACCTAAGCCTACTCCTGGTCCTGCATATGCACCACCACCACCACCCCCTGCATAAATTACTGCAGATCCTGTAATTGAAGAGGATGTTCCAGCGCCACCAGCACCTGAGACTCCTGGTGTTCCTGTAGCACCTATAGCACTTGATCCACCTCCACCACCAGAAGCGTAAGAGGGAGCAACTGTTGATCCAGCACCACCGTTATTGCCTTGACCTGGAGTTGCTGTTCCGCCTACTACTGCAGTTCCTGAAGAACCTGCACCGCCACCTGAACCACCATTTTGACCATTTCCAGTTGGAGCTGCTTGATTTCCACCGCCTCCACCACCGCCAACAGCGGATGTTAATCCTGTAAATGTTGAGTCAGTACCATTTGTACCTTTATCCGCAGTTCCAGTTGCTGCTCCAGCACCTCCACCACCTACCACTGCTGTATAAACAGTTCCAATTGATAAAGCAGTTGTTCCAGTAATATAACCACCTGCACCGCCTCCACCTCCAGATGAGCCACCACCTGCACCACCAGCTACAACTAAATAAGAAACTGTATATGGTGCAAGTAACGCTGTTCCTGTACCTGCTGGAATAGTTACAGTTTGATTACCAGCAATAGCTGGTACTGCAAGAGTAATAGAGCCTGAGGTGTCGCCAGAAAGTATAAGTTGAGTCATTATGCAGTGTAGGTTCCTGAACCCGTGGTCCATTTTATAATTGTATTAGATCCTGAAGTTCCTGTTGTATATGTTCCAGTCAATGTTCCTGTATAAGATGCAGTAGGTACAGAAAGAATTACAACACCTGAACCACCAGCACCACCTGGTCCTGATGGGGATGCTACACCACCACCACCACCACCACCGCCAGTATTTACAACTCCAGCACCACCACTTGTTGCTGGGCCTCCAGCAGGGCCAGTTCCTCCATTTCCTCCAGAAATTGCAGGTGTACCAGGGCCTCCAATGCCAGCTGGTGCAGAAGGAGCTGCGGGATAGCCACCACCTCCACCACCTCCACCAGCATAAGTTACTGATGAACCCGTGATTGAAGATGCAGTACCTAATCCTCCAGTTCCAGCTGATGCTGGAGATACTCTAGATATAGTACCAGCGCCACCAGCGCCTCCTCCACCACCACCAGAGTTATCATTATTAGGAGCATTGGCTCCATTATTACCTTGACCAGGTGTTCCTATACCAGCAGGGCCATTTCCTCTAACCCCACCACCAGAACCACCAGTTCCAGAACCACCATTACCACCGCCTACTGCAGTTGTAATACCAGTAAAAGTTGAACTTGTTCCAGATGTTCCAGCTCCAGGCACTCCACCAGCTCCTCCACCGCCTATAGTTGCAGTATAAACTGTACCTACGGTTAAAGTTGTTGTACCAGTAATATATCCACCAGCTCCACCGCCACCACCTAAGTCTCCAGCTCCACCACCACCTCCAGCAACAACTAAATAAGAAGCTGTATAGCCAAGTTGTAATGTGCCTGTAAGAGCAGGAAAAGTAAGTGTGTTAGATCCAGAAACTGCTGGAACTGAAAGAGTGACTGAGCCTGATGTATCGCCTGAAATGACAACGCTTGACATTTTTATTTCTCCTTAACTTACGTTACCAATAGATACGTTAGCACCTGATGCGGCTAATGGGGCAATTTTGAAATAGCTACCAATTTGGGTTGTGAATGCACCGCCTGGAGCTGCTGATAATGTGTATTGTGGTAGGAATGTACCTGCAGCGTTAATGGATACTGTTCCTTTAACAATTGCGAAAAATGTAACACTTGCAGTTACACTAGCTGTAGATACTACATTTGCTGCTACTGAATTTGATATAGCCAATTGTACTGCATTAGTTGATATTTGACTTACTGGTGGCTGTCCACCAACAAAATTACCAGATGTTTGAACTAAAATATTATTTATAGTAGCAGTTCCACCATACCCTAAAGAAATAGTATGAGAAGTAGTACCAGCAGTCTTACATAATGCAAAAACAGATTCAAATTCATAAATAGTAGATGCTTGTAAAGTAAAACCATTGGTTAAACCAAATAGTGATTGCACTGTACTAACGTTAGCACCAGCATATGCTGTATTTAATTCATAGTATTGTGATGCTTGAACTATGCCTCTACTTGTACCAAATGGTGTAAAGTATGGTGAATAACCATTGTACTCAATTGAGCCTGCTGTAGCAGATGTTAAGTTAGTACCAGATGTTAATTGTAATGGAGCTATTGCTGTAGTACCTGCTGGGATTACTACGCCTGTTGATCCAGCTGTTAATACAGTTGTCCCGTTAGCTTGTAATTGAATAGACCCAGATGTGTCAGCGGTTTGTATAAATCCACTTGATGTTGATGCGTTGAGTGTGACTGCCATAATATCTCCTTAAATGATTACCCAGCGTGATCCACTTGGGACGCTAACATACACGGTAGGTGTAATAGTGTGTATACCTGACTGGGTACCAGTTGTTGTAATTGGGGTGCCATTAGCGGTTAAAGCTAGTTGGAATGTAAGACCTGATGGATTAACCACAAAATAAGTCACTCCAGTAGAAAGCCCTGTAGGTAATGCTCCAGTAGTTGTTAGTTCAACTGTAGTACCAGTTGGTAATAGTGTAGTAGGCACAGTCACTACGCCTGGGCTTGCAATCGTTACTGTAAATGTTTGAGGTGAATATGGCGATGCTATAGAAATTGGACCAGAACTCATTGCACTATAACCAGAGGATACAAGTTGAGTTACTGTAATGTTTTGACTGTTTTGCCATAAACCAGAACCTGTAATATTAGATCCACCGTTAATTTGACCCCATGCACCGCCAGAATAACCTTCAAAAGATTCTGTTTCTGTATTATATCTAATCATACCAGCTACTGGACTACCTGGCTCTTGAGCTGTAGTACCTTTAGGAACTGCAACAGCACCAGTACCTACAAATATTAAGTTATTAGGTACGTTGACTGTAGGTGTATTAAATGTAACATCTGAATTAGTTACCATTGAAATGGTACCAGTATATCCACTGGTTGTATTAACTAAAGAACCACCGCCAGATGTTGTAGATAAGTTAAATGTTGTACTATTAATTTTTACTACATAGTAAGTTGTACCAGCTGTAAGAGGCACTGGTAATGTACCAGAAGATGTAAATGTAACTCTTGCGTTTGGAGATGGTGTAGAACCCACAGCCATAGTTACAAGTGCTGGAGTTGCTGTAGTAATAGAAACTGTTTGTGCCGCACTAGATACGCCAAATGTAGCGTTATTATAAGCAGTTAAATCAGAGAATGAACCCGCTGCTTGAGTAGTTCCACCAATGGTTGTTCCATCAATCGTACCACCAGTGATTTGAACATTACTTGAGTTATAATTACTTGCTGAATAGAAATTAGATCCATCTGAGTAAATAATGTATGTTTGACCATTTGGAATAGTCACTGTAGAACCAACGCCTACAGACATAATAACATTTTGCCCACCAGTAGTATTATTTCTTACAATATATGTTTTTGATACAGCTGGAGCTACAACTGTACAAGCTGCACCTAATGATCCAGAAAATACTAATACAGCATTTCTTGATTCATCTGTAATGCCGTTATATGAAGATAAAGTATAGGTAGATCCAGAAAGGGTAATTGATCCTACATTAGTAATGGCTTGCTCTATTAGAGTGCCTAGATTATTGTTTGTAGAAGTACCCCAGACACCAGACTGGTCGCCTGTGCCAATAAGCTGTATTCTTAAACTGGTTGAATAGGTGGAAGCCATATTAAGTCCTTATTTATGTGTATATTATAGTCATTTTTTGCCCTATTGACTATTGTTAATTTTGTTCCATGGGGTGAAAGTATCTGGATTAATTGAGGCCCAAGTGGTAGTTTGGGTATTATTAACATTGCTCCATACTTCAAGTTGGGTATCATTAATTCTTAACCAACCTCCCACATCTGATAAATCTAATGCGGTAAATGATTCTATAATTGCAGACTTAAATTGTGCTGCAATACTAGCTGAATCAGCTAAATTAATATTTTCTGCTATTGACTCAGTAAATACCTGAATAATGGTTGATGCATCATCACTATTAAAGTTTTCATCAATAACAAATATATAGGCTGATCCTATAATAATAATATCAGCCATCGTAATATCTTCAGTTTGACTTGTGACAAAATCAGCTAAAATACTGATTGCGTCTGCCATAGTCATATCTTCTGTAATAGAAGACTGGAACTGAGCTGTAATGGTTGGCGTATCAGCCATATTTACATTTTCAATAATAGACTGTGTTAACTGAGCTATTACTGAGGCTACATCAGCCATAGTAAAATCTTCATTACGAGTTTCTAATGCTGCAAAATACTGTACAGATGAGTCTGCTAAATTACTATTTTCTGTAATACTTGATGCAAATCCTGCTACCATAGTAGGCGTATCTGCCATAATCACATCTTCTGTAATGGACTGACCAAAAGCACTTAATTGAGTACTTGAGTCATCTATGGTAAATGGTTCAACAATGCTTGCAAAGAATAGTCCAGCTTGTGAATCAACATTACCTATTGTGACATTTTCAGTGATAGTCTGGCCAAATGCCCAAGCCTGAGTATTTGAATCAGCTAAAGTAATATCTTCTGTTATGGAAGCAGAAAATGAATTACCACCCAATCCAGCAAATGTAGGTTGAGCAAATGCTGCATATCCAAACATTTAGATAACTACCCAGCGAGATCCTGAAGGCACTGTTACTGCAATACCACTATTTACTGTAATAGGACCAGTACTCATTGCACTTGATCCAGAAGGTATTGAATAACTAACTGCTACCGTTTTACTATTAACTACAAGACCATTAGATGCGCTTAGTTGAGGTGAAGTTAAAGTTCCTGTAGACGGAACAAATGTAAATTTAGTACTTGTAACACTAACACCAGAAATAGATCCAGAAGTTGCACTTGTAAATGTTGGATATAATGAAGTAGCTGTAGATGTATCATTAGTGACCGTAACACCAGATGATGCTGCTGCCCATGAAGGTACACCAGCTGCTAATGTTAATACGTATCCATTAGTTCCTGCAGCTAATTTAGATAAAGTGTTTGTGGCAGATGCATAAATAATGTCGCCAGTTGCATAGGTAGCAAAGCTTGTTCCACCAGCTGCTGCAGGCAAAGTACCAGCCGCTAAAGCTGATGCTGATGTAGAATAAATAGCATTGTTAGCTGCAGTAAAAGTCGTTAGGCCAGTACCACCATAACCTGATGCAATTGTTGTACCATTCCATACTGCATTGGTAATTGAGGCATTACCAAATGAAGCTGAGGTAGAATTAAAATCATATGAAGATGGTATATAACTATAAGCCTTCCATGTACCTGCGGAAGTAGTATTATCTGTTAATACCATAACAGCTGTACCGCCAGTAATAATTGTATCTACTGTTGCTGATGCGCTATCAGTAATAGTGACATTACCTGTACTGCTACTGGTTATAGTAAATGTTAACCCTTTATAAAGCGTTGTAGCAACAGGCAATCTAATTGTTTGTGTAGTAGTACCTACAACATTTTGCCAGCCAGCAGAAGCATTGGTTAATATTGTAGTGCCAGCAGCTGCTGTAATTGTAGTAAATCCTACATATACATTATTAGCATATAAAGTACCAATACCAGGATCGCTATATCCGCCTAATGAAACACCACCTGAATTAAAGATGGTCATCGCATCAGTAGTACTGCTGTTAGTTACAAAATGCACATTATATGCACCATATGTACCAATAGTAAGATCAGTAGAAGCAGAAGCTAAGTACGAAGCGCTTGGAAGGTTAAATGAGCCTGTACCTGTAAATGCAGATGAGTTAATACCCAATTCAACATATCCTGTTGATCCTGTAGATGCATCATTAGATATATTTAAATTAGCTGAAGCGTTTGTAGCAGAGCTTTTATTCTGAATAATAACTTGATTATAGCCAGCAACTGTAGAAGCAAATGAACCAATAATGCCTGTATCTGAGTAGCTTAATGTAGAACCAATTGTAGCTACATCATTGGCATCATAATTAATAGACTTTTCTGAAGGGTATGTAACAAAGACATTGACTGTGCCAGAGAAAGTTACAGCACTACCTGAATTACTTGAAGCTAGTATGGTTGTACGTGTTAATGTAGGTCCAGTTGTAGAGTATGTACCAACACCTACTTCCCAGTTACCAGATGCGTCTGTTGCACCATAATAGGTCGTATTTCCGTTGCCAATAACAGCAAAAGATTGAAACCCAGTAACTGAGGTAGTTAAGGTAAAACTAACTGTAGTATTGGCCGTACCCTGTTGCTGGACACGATCATTTAACGCTAGAGCCATTTAGGACTCCTTAGCTTGTTGCAGTTGTAGAGTATGTAACTGAAACTGTATCGCCAGCTGTTGTTACTTTAGCTGTTGCAAAGTTACCTTCACTATATAATGTACCTGCAGTAGAACTTTGTGTGCTTACTGCACCAGAGCCTGTTACTAAGAAACAACCATAAACTGTACCACCTGCACCTGTAATGGTGTAAGTAACTGCAGTAGCTGTTGATGTTGTAACGTTTGATGGTGTTGAGCCTGATGATGTTGAAGCTGCAAATACTGCTGTACCACGAACTGCAGAACCACCTACTGTATAGTTAATAAATTCAGCTGCATTAGTAGTTACTAATGTAGTCATAGTATCTGTAGCTGCTGGTGTTAATGATACTTTTGTAAGACCTAAAAATGGTCCAACTGTAGTATATGTACCTGATGTTCTTAATAAAGTATCAAGCATTAATTGTTTACCAGCTGCAACTACTAAGTTAGGAAACTTTTCTTCCCATTTTAGATTGCCTGCTTTGTCATGGCATACAACATGATAATGACCATGTACGCCAAGATCTTCTGCTGATGCAGCATTTGTATTTAATGTAGCTATGGCTGAGTCACCAAAGCCGCCTGTTTCGTTAATCATATATTTCTCCTTATTGAATTCTTAATATTGCACTTGTTGATGTTGCTGATGGAAATTGGACTTGGAAACTAGTAGTGGCTGTTTTGTCAGATCCAAAATTTAATACACAAACGGCTGCTCCAGTAGTGCTATTATAAACTAAAGCGCCCCTACAAGTAAAATTTGCAGGACTCCAAGTAACATTGCTAAATGATACATAAGCAGTGTTATTTGAAGCATCACTCCCAACACTAGGAGTTAGTACTAAACCTCCAGCAGTGTATCCTGTTCCAGTAACTTCATCTGTTGTTGTGTAAGCTACTGTAGTATTGTTTAAATCAGCATTAGCGGTATATAAAGCTATTTTATACACATATGGACTAGGGCTATTAAAGTCTTCCGCTCCACTGATTAAGTTATATTTAAATACCGTACAAGATGTTTGAACAATCATGACCTAACCTTAAGTTTAGTTTGACCATCACGATAAGCATCACCACGCTCAAGTCCATCACCAAGACGTTTAAGTTGAGACAAAGCTTCCATGTATTTGTCTTCAACATTTTTAATCATCTCTGGTTCTTGTTTTTGGAATAGCATAGCTTCTCTTAATGAGCCATATAATAATACTGGATCATAGTTATCACCAAGCCAACTTGTTCCAGCTGAGTTGGTTACTGTATTGACTGTAATAGAGAATCCAGATCCACTATTTCCAAGATATGTATTTGATGCACTTAATACATTACCTACAGCATAAAATTGACCACCATCTTTTAATGTTACAGATGTGACTGTGCCAAGTGATCCTACAACTATAGTAGCTGTAGCACCGCTACCATTACCATTAGTTAATGGAACATCAGCATATGTGCCTGGAATATATAAAGAGCCAGCAACAAGTGTTGTAAATGTAGCAATTTCACCCTGTACAATAGTAGGTGGGTAGAAGAAATAATGTAACTCAACAGAATAACTACTATCTGGTGTAGGACCCAATATTAATGATAGTTCATTAATGCTTGTATATTGAGGCCCAAACAATGCATAATGCGTTGGCTGACCAGTATATGTTGGACTAGGAAAAGCTTGTCTAATATAGTTAACATCTTTATTCAATAAGTAACTATAGTTTCCGCTTGCATCAATCACTGCCAAAGAATAGGCTGATAGCCAATCATCTGGTAAAGATAAATACTGATTACTTGCTGTGAGCGTACCTGTTACATTTTTGCGTAATGCAGGTATTTGAACTGAATTGTAAATTCTTTCCTCTGCTTCTTTAACAAAGCGAGGAATATTACTTACAAATAAAGCTTCAGTAGTTTCAGTATAATCTTGTATAGTTTGATACAGCTGAACATAGTTCATTAAGAATTATCCTTGTTTTCCGCTAATTTTACGGCCTTTAGTTGCTGCACCATAACCACGCATTTCTTTAACACCATATGGGTTAACATCTGCATAATTGCCTTTGCTAACACCACCAACAGAAATGTTCATCTTGCTCATGCCATTACCTGGCATAGAAACAGCTTCTTGTTGTGTGCCATTTGGGTTTTCCATTGGTTGTTTATATACACCAATATCATCACCGCCACCTTCTGGATATTCAAATCCAGTATAAGCACTAGCTGGTTTATTTTCTTTAGCGTGACCTAGCGGATATGATGTTGCTGGATCAACTGCAAATTTTTCTTTAGCCATGATTATTTACCTTTTTTTTGATTCATTGCTCTTGCTAAATTGCGTCCAAGTTTCTTCATAGATAATGAAGTTACTGAGGATGCGCCTTTAGAACCTTTACCAGATTGAATACCAGCTATTGGTCCTGAATCACCTAGATTTTTGCCTTTTGTTTTACCTTGTTTAGTAATACCGTCAGCTGCTTTTTTAAATGCCATTTTATTTCTCCTTAAGTTGTAACTATTGTAACAGTGCCTATTTGAACTTGTGGTAATAAGTTATTAGGCGTTAAAAATGTATCAAAGTAACTAGCACCACCTACTGGTTGCCATCCCCATTGAATCTGTCTACTACCATCAGTAGGGTATCCAGCATCATCCACACTATTAACGTTTGTATCATATGGATTTGTCATTAATCCAGTTGTGCCACCTACATTATAACTCACATCTGGTCTTGGTTCACGTACTGCTTGTGGATCATTGACAGGATACATACCTAAATGTAACTGTGGTTGATCTGGGTCCCAGCATTCTGGGCAAACTTTAATGTTAAAAAGCTTGGTCTTAATGATCATTTTTGACAGCTCTTTAAGCTTGTATCTTTGACCACAACGATCGCATTCAGCAATCGCATATTTACCTGATGAATATTTATTAGGCATCTCTTACCTTGTGTAGAACATATTACGTGGCACAAATCTAATAGGTGCCTTTTCACGATCTTCCTGAGATGCTAGATCCCATTGTTTTTCATAATCAGCTTGTAACATAGCTACTCTATTTGGATCCACTTCTGGAACTTTTTGAGCTAAGTAAAATGCTAATCCAGCTACCATACATGGTAAAAAGCGGAAAGGAATGTCATTAATGACAACGCCAGTTCCAGCATCTTGAATTCTTCTTAAACGCCAATATACAAATGTATAATCACCGCCAGCGTTCGGTGTAGGCCATACATTAATATTTGGTAGTAATGGTATGGATAAGTAATTATAAGGGCTTGTAGTGGCTATATGTGCAGCTGCAGTGGTATTATTTTGACCACGGAAACAGTTTAATAATTGATTGGTAGCGTTATCTATATTTTGATATAAAATAACTTCATTATCTATTTGAACATATCCAGTAGCTGCAAGACTTGCTACACTACTTACTGATATAGTTGTATCAGATGAGCTAATAGAAGCTGATAAGTATACAGTAGAAGTAGATGTATTACCAGATTGCCTATTAATCCAAAGCTGTATAGGGCGGCCATTAGCGTTCTTATTAGGTATTGTAGAATATGTATCTTCTGAAATACGGCTAATATTAATGTCTACTTGATTAGTATCTGAGCCAGTTCTAACTACAGTGCTTAATAAGTCAATAGTATCTACAGGCAATGGATAAGTAATTTGACCAGTGACCAAAGGAATTTGACCTTCTTCTATAGTCCATAAATTAATGCCACGATTAGCCCATTCTATAGTTAATAGATTTAAGCTTCGTCTAGCTGTTTTAAAGTCGTAACCAGATCTTAATTCTAAACCACAACGCTCAAACGCCTCCTCAATGAGGTCGTTCATGTTTAGATTAAATACGGAGGTTCCTGTAGTTTTATCTACCATTATTTACCTAACATAAGTTTTTTTGCAAGCTTTGCAAATTTTGATTTACTTTTTGCTTTAGACGCAACTTTTCCACCCTTAGCATACTGAGTAAAATCAGTATTATCTCTACGGGCTTTCTTTTTGCCTTTAGGCATTTTTGATGGGGCAATATCTCCCATTCCACGTGAAGGTCTCATATTAATTCCTTTGTTAAGCCACCGTTATTAAATAATGGATTACCATATGAATCAGTATCTATTTTATTAACTGGTGCATATTGTGTATATGATGGCTGATAAATAGATCTTGGAACTACAGGTGCTGGAGGCGTAGTTACTTCTTCTGGTATAGTAGCTGCTGGACCCTTGCCTAACTTTAATTGTTGATACAATGATGGAATAATTGATTGCCCCAACCCTTTTCCTGAAGAAGAAAAAATTGGATTATTTGCTACTGTACTAGGATGCGTTATTGCTTCTTGAGAAGGTGAGAATCTATTTACTACAACAGGATCACTAGCTGATGCACTTGCTGTCTTAGGCATAAGAGTAGAAAATAAATTACTTATTCCGCCAGATGCCATTTGTTTAACCATTTGACCTTGGCTAGACATTGCTTGATTTGGTATTGTAGCACCAGTACCTAATGGATTATGTCCATCGCTAGGATGTCCTTGCAAATTAAATGTTTGTGGAGAGTATGCACTGGTACCAAACTGTGGTTGATTTGTTGGATACATACCTGGATACCATGTAGCATTTTGATTAGGTATATTAGCTGGCAATTGAGGGCTTGGAATATTTGTTGCAGCATTGTAATCATTAACACGTTTATTTTCACTTGTATTAAGATTCATTCCAAAAGGCGATACTGGGCTTATGGGTTGATTACCATATTGACCATAATCAGAACCTTGTTGACCTAATTGGGTAGCCGATTGACCCATTATCTCATTGCACCCATATTAAATGGCTGTATATTAGTTGGCTGTATATTTGTATTTGGTTGCATTTGTTGTTGCATCATAGGTTGCATCGCTTGAGTTTGTGCTGGTCCTTTAGCTCCTGGATTTTGCATTTGTTGCATTTTAAATGCATTTAATATTTGAGGCGGAACACCTTGTGGCATTTGAATAGGGCCTTTGCCTTGTGGCATATTAGCTCCACTAAAATAATCATTTGCACCACCATTAAAAATAGGTAATGGTTGCTGTGGTTGATTTACTTGTTGGACTGGATTTTGATTAAATGGACCATTGTTGGCACCTACTGGTTGGTAAGGTCTGATACCACCCATTTGAGGTTGTTGTGGTATAGGCAATCCAGGACCCTTACCTTGTCGTGGAGCTTGTTGTCCACCCATAGGTTGTTGTTGTGGTTGTTGTGGTCTCATTTGACCGCCCTGCATTCCAGCTGCTGCACCCATTTAAAACTCCTTAATCATTTGAACTTGAGTATTTTGATACCCAATATCCTTTAAAAAACTTTTAGTCCATCCAGGTCTTCCAGTTAAGGATAACGCTGAACATCCTTGTTGCTTAGCCCACTCAACAATATATGGTTCTATTTCTTGAATTTCACTTATATCGCCACCAGCTAAAAATACATGAATCATTTTCTTATTTGGGTACTGGACGACTTGGCTAATTAAAGCACATTCTTTACCAGGCCAAAATTCTAATGTTCCATTAGCAACACATTCAAAAATATCTTTAATATCATGTGTGCCATGTGAATATTCTAATGCTGCTTCAATCCAATGCTCACATCTTCTAAATTCTTTTACCCAATATGGTTCGTATCTAGAGTAATCTACAGGCATTTAAGCTCTTGTTTTTCCTCTGATAGCACAACCATCTGCACGAGCTGAAGCTGATCCACCTTTTTTCATACCTAAAGATTTACCACCGCCAACTTCTAATCCTTTTAGTAAACCTTTTTTAATATCTGGCAATGGACCTTGATCTGGTTCTCCAGGCATATTTTTTCTAGGCTTTTCAAACTCAGCTTTTTGTTGCGCCTGAGTTTCTTTTGTTTCTTTATCTAACTTATCTGCTTTTTCTTGAATAGGATCTCTTGCCATGATTAAACAATCTTTCCACGAGTTTTACCACGAACAGCAATGCCATTAGCTTTAGCTAATTGAGAAGCTTTGCCACCAGATGCATATTTCATAGCCTTGCCACCTTTACATAAAGCTAACTTAGTACCTTTGCCGCCTTTATGCTCTTGCATATCGTGTTGTTTAAATGCTTTTTTGATCATAGCTTTGTCTTGAGCTTTGTCCATTTTTGTATCTTCTTTTGCATCTGACTTCATCATTCCGCCTTTTTTCATGCCTGGCATAGCTGGCATACCTGGAGGAGTTGCTACTGCATTAGGAGCCACTTGTGGCATACCCATTGGAGAAGGTCTAACAGATGGAATGCGTCTTGCACGTGCTGCCATCATAGCCATTGCTGGGTTTACTGATTTCTTTTTCATAATATATTCCTTAAATTAACATTTCCAACGTTTGAGAGAAGCTGCTTTTCTAGTAGGTCTGCCTTGTTCATCTTTCATAGGCCCAGACATACCAGACATTCTTGCACAAAATGATCTTTTACGAGCGCCACCTTGTGGTTGTGGAGCTTTTAAATGAGATCCTGTTGCACTATTATACTTAGCACGGCCTTTAGCTGTTAAACCAGCGCCTTTAGATACAGGCAATTTTTCACCACGTCCAATAGACAAAGATACACCACCTTTTTTCATTTTGGCAGTCTTTGCTGAGTCTTTAAAGTCTTTAGCTGTAGGTGCGCCTTCTGATCCAACCTTACGCATACGTTCACCAGATCCAGATGCTATACGTTTTTGTTTGGCATGGATATTGGCATAAAGTCCACCTTTAGCAAACTTCTTACCTTTGTCAGCCTCTGCAAAATCCTTACCTACAGATTGTGGTATACCAACCTTTTTAGCAAATTTAGCGTTATGAGCTACTGCTTCCATAAGTTTATGTTGTGCTTTAGATTTACTTGGCATTATTTACCTAACCAATGAGTTACCATCCAACTTATAACACCAGAAAGAACTGTAGCAATAGCGATAAATACTTTCCAGCCGCCTTTAATCTCTTCTAGTGTTTTTTCAATACTATCAAGACGTTTTTTTAACTGATCCATGTCTTCCATAATAGTATCTACATCAGATTGAATATGCTTAATTTCTACACCGTGTTCCGCTAATTCACGTTCATTATTCATATATTATCCGTAATATATTTGAGTAGCTTCTACGTTAACCATATAAGCATAAACACCATTATCTACACGCACACCTTCGCCTGGGATAATAGGAGCATTGTTGTATGTATCAGCTGCAGAAACATTATAAGTTAATAGCCATTTTGTAGAATACACTGCTGTTGGTGATGCGGTAATTGTTCCAGTATTAATATCTGTAAGCGTAAATGTATCTGCAGTTAATCTAGTTATTGTGTAGTTACCATCAGTTGCTGCACCACCTGTACCAGATTCAAAATGAATACCAATTTTATCTCCTGTACTTAATCCATGAGCTACTTTAGTTACAGTTACAGTTGTACCAGATCTGCCATAAGTAACACTAGATGAAACTGGCGTTGTTAATGTATCAAATAAAACTACAAATCCAGCAGTAGCCGTGCCTACATATGACACGCCTTTAACTCTAGTTGCAAATTTTACTAGATAGCCGCTTTGATCTATGTGACCTTGTTTTACATCATATTGCATTGCCATAATTAATCTCCTTGGGTTATAAAGGGGGCTAAGCGCCCCCAGTGATTAATTAAACAGCTGCGCTAAATGGTGTAGCTGGTGTACCAGAACCTACTAAAGATCCTTGTACTAAATAATAACCAGTTGCAAGGTCAGTTATTTGAACGTATGAACCAATTAAACCACCTGTTGTAGAACCATTCATTGTGATTGTATCTGAAGCTGGAAGAGTACTGAATACAGTACCTGTAGTACCAGCAACTGATGAGAAGCCATTCATAACGTCTGTTGAGTTAGCTACTTGAATTTTGTAACTGTTAGATGTAACAGATGTTGCAACTTCAAATCTGTAAACAGCGTTTGAACCTGTAGCTGCTGGAAGAGTAACTGTGATACCAGCTGCACGGCTTAGGTTGATTGTTTGACCATTGTATGCAGATGCTGTTACTGCTAATGTTGATGCTGTAACTGTTGAATTAACGCCTGTGCCAGTAATAAAACCAGCTGTAGAGGTCACTGGACCCGAAAAGGTTGTTGATGACATAATAATTTTCCTTCATATAAAGTTAAGTTTATTAGTCTTATATGCGTCTGCCAGGACAGTCTAATAAACCAGGTAGTTCCTGGATATGTTTATTTTACAATACTTTTGCCTGTAAACGGTAGTATTTTCACGCTTACTGGCAAATAAAAAAGGCCCTCCGAAGAGAGCCTTTTCCATCATCAAATGCTTAATTAAGCACCTGGTGAACCGAACATACCTAACGGATCTGACCAACCGAATGAATAACGTTCACGTGATTTATAACGTACGTTACCTGTGTCAAAGTCACCGTCCATTGAATTACTTAATGGAGTACGAACAAAGTGTTTCATACCATTAGGAACGTCAGTTGTTAAGTACCAACCATTAGCGTCTGTCAAGAAGTGGTTAATTGTATAACCTTCTGGGATAGAGCCATTGTTCTTAATAGCATTGATATCATTGTCAGCAGTACCAACACGTAACTCAGTTTCCAATAAGCGAGTTGCAACGAATTGCAATGCTGGTGGAACGATAAGTTTTTTAGGTTTAGCTGCAATTAATAGACCACGCTCATCAGTCCAAGCTGCGATTTGAATAACTGCATTTTCCAATGAAGTTTCGTTCAAGTCAGCTGCTGTTGATGGAGTGTTACTATTTGTACCGCCTGAAACAAGTGGATGAGCAGTGCTGAATAACGCAACACCATCACCACCTGTGTATGAAGAACTGAAGCCGTTATTAATAACTGCAGCAGCCTTCACTTGTTTTGTGTAAGCCATAGCTCTTGCTAAAGCCTTTGTGTAACGAGCAGATAATGAATCATATAAGTTATCTTCAATAGCTTCTTCAGTTAAGCTGAAGCCAAGGGAGATAGTTTCGTGATTGTATCGTGCTGTCCAAGCTTCTTGAGCATTGTCATAAGCGATGGCTGTGCCTTCGTTTTTAACTGGTGCTGCTGAAAAGCCTGAAAGTTTTGTTTCTTCTTCAAATGAACGCTCAGAAGTCTCTGTTTCGTAGATTTCTTTGTGTTCTTGACCGTAAGTTGCATATTCTAAACCGAATAGCGCATTAAGTCCTGGTAATAGCTCTTTAAGGAGCTGTGCACGTGAAATAGCCATGTTTTATTCTCCTAGTTAAGCTGTGTAAGTTGTGCCTGTAAGGGCAG